GCCGCCGGCTATGCGCTGCACCGTGCGTTCTACGATGGCGGCGAGCGCTCGGGCTTCTTCATCGACAAGTACCAGCCCAGCAACAACGGCGGCATCGCGAGCAGCCTGAAGAACGGCCTGCCACTCACCAGCGCGGCCGCCCACAACCCGTTCAGCGGGCTGAGCGGCGCGCCGACCGACGCGTACTACGGCAGCATCGCGGCGGCCAAGACGCGCGGTGCCACGTTCTTCCCGGCGTCGCAGTTCCAGCGCGCGGCGCTGGCGCTGCTCGCGCTGGCGCACGCGCAGGGCAGCGCGTCGAGCGCGTGGAATGCCTGGTACGATGGTGCCGGCATCACGAACTACCCGAAGGGCTGCAACAACAACGCGCTCGCCGACGCCAATGACGCAGGCGTCGTGTACGTGTCGGACGGCTACCTGCAATGCGGCAAGACGGGCTCCGCCTCGGTGTTCGCCAAGACCACGCACAACGGCCAGAACTGCGGCGTCTGCGATCTGAACGGCAACCTCTGGGAGATCTCGCCCGGGATCACCGTCGCCACGGACCTGGCCCACTACTACGTGCTGAAGACGTCCGTGCGCATGAAGGACATGACCAGTGGCGTCGGTGGCGCACTGGATTTCTGGGGCACCGCCGCGCAGCTCGCCGCCAACTACGACGACCTCGGCGCGACCTACGGGGCCCTGCTGGCCTCGAGCTCGGCGAAGACCTTCGGCAACGCCGCACAGGTGCTGAGCGAGGCCACGGCCGGGCTCGCCTGGCAGGCCGCTGGCCTGGGCATTCCACTGGTGGGCGGCACGGGTGGCACCAACCAGTTCGGCAACGACATCCTCTACGACTACCAGCCGGCCAGCATGTGTCCGGTCGCTGGTGGCGACTGGACCGGCGGCGCGGCTGCCGGGGTCTGGACGCTCGATCTGAGCAGTGTGCGCTCGGGCTCCGCCAACAGCGTGGGGTTCCGGGCGGCCTTGTATCTCTGACAGCCCCAAGCGATAGCGACGGGGCGTAGTTCATGGGCCTGCACTCAGAAGCACAGCTGGATCGGAAGTTCATCGAGTTCGCGAAGTTGCTCAACCTCTACCTCAACCACTTCCCCAAGTCGGAGAAATATGGACTGGCCTTAGAAATTCGCCGAGCGAGCTACGACGTCTACGCGCTGATCGTGGAATGCCAGAAGCGGTACCACAAGCGCACGACGCTGACCCAGCTGGACATCAGACACGAGCAGCTCCGCATGTTCGTCCGGCTGGCACATGAGCTCGGCTATTTCGGTTTCAAGGATGGCACGCACGACGAGGATACGAAGCGCGCGGGGCATCGCTACCTGACGCTGTCACGGCTGGTGGATGAGCTCGGCAAGATGATCGGCGGCTGGATGGTGGCCGACCGCACGAAAGAAGAAAGAACAGCAGGACGGGAGGCATCTTAGCATGTGTCCGATCGCTGGTGGCAACTGGAACAACGGCGCGAATGCCGGGGTCTGGACGCTCAATCTGAACAATGTGCGCACGAACTCCAACAACAACGTGGGGTTCCGGGCGGACTCGGTCACACCTCGAACGCTGCACGGCGCACGGCCAGGCGATGGTGGAACCAAGGGAGATGCTTTCCGGTGCGACGGCTCAGTGGCAGGCGCTGTGTCGTCGGCGAAATCGGTGGGCCTGTGGCTTTCTGGTAGCAACAGCCGGATGGGCGATCCCACCCGGCGCGAACGTCAGGCGCAGGCGTTGGTCGTATGAAGCGGCACGGGCACCTGTTCGAGCGCGCCTTCACCCGGGAGGCCCTGCTCGCCGCGTTCCACGCGGCGGCCAAGAGCAAGCACGGCCGCCGGGCCTGTTTCGCGTTCGAGCGGAACCTGGGTGCCCAGCTCGAGGCGCTCCACGCCGAGCTGCACGGGGGCACGTACACGCCGCGCCCGTACTACACGTTCACGGTCTACGAACCGAAGACGCGCACGATCTATGCGCCGGCCTTCCGGGACTGCGTGGTGCAGCACGCCATCTACGCGGTCATCGGGCCGATCTTCGAGGCGACGTTCATCGACCAGAGTTTCGCCTGCCGTGTCGGCTACGGCACGCACCGTGCGGCCGATTACGCGCAGGCCGCGCTGCAGCGCGCCCCACGCACCAGCTACACCCTCAAGCTCGACATCCGGAAGTTCTTCTACCGGATCGACCGCCCCGTCCTGCAGCAGCTGCTCGCGCGCAAGGTCAAGGACGCGCGGATGATGGCGTTGCTCATGGCGTTCGCCGATCACGGTGAGCCACTGGGCGTGCCGATCGGCAACCTGCTGTCACAGCTCTACGCCCTGATCTACCTCAACCCGCTGGATCATTTCGTCAAGCGCACACTGAAGGTGGCGGACTACTGCCGCTACGTCGACGACTTCGTGCTTGTCGGCCTCACGCGCGAGCAAGCGCTCGACGCCCGCGCGCAGATCGTCGCGTTCCTGCGCGACACGCTCCACCTCGAACTCTCGAAATCGACCATCGCCCCGGTGACCCGCGGCCTCAACTTCGTCGGGTACCGCACCTGGGCGAGTAAGCGCTTTGTCCGCCGGCGCGCGCTGTACACCTACCGCCGCGCCGTCCGTCGTGGTGCCATGGAGAGCCTCGTCTCGATGCTCGGCCATGCCCGCCGCACCCACTCCCTGTCTCACCTCCTGCGCCACATCAAGGACCACGCCCATGGCATCCATCGTCAGCTACCGCAAGTATATCGACGCCGAGATCTCTCGCCTCCTGCGACTGCCCGTGGATGACACCACGCACCAGCCGCTCGGCACTGAGCTGGCCACGCTCGCTGATGGCCTCACCTACGTGAGCCTGCCCGATGGTGCGGTGCTGCCCATGGATCAGCCGGTCGAGATCAGCCAGAGTGTGGCGCCGGTCGTGCTGACCGACGTGATGCGCGCCGAGCTGAAGGCCGCGAGCCCGCACGTGCAACTCATCGACGAGCGGGTGCGCATGCGCATCGGCGCGCGGTACAGCCTGCCCGACGAGATCAAGATGCTGCGCACGGCGCCGTCGGCCGAAGCGATCGCGTACAACGCGTTCGTCGAGCAGTGCCGGGACTGGGGGCGCGCGGCAAAGGCGGCGTTGGGGCTGTGATGCACACGGAGTCGGAGCGCTAGATGCCGCAGTTCGCCGGTCTCTCCATCTGTGATACGTGGGCCGCTGCCGGCGGAGCGCCGCAGCGTGAGGTCGCGCGGCACGCGCTCGTCTCGTGTCGCGGCCAGTTCACGGTGGAGAGTCCCGATCAGAACCGGCTCGCCTTCGGCGTGCGCCGCAACTGGGACGGCCTGAGCGCCCTGGTGCCGCGCAGCGTCATGCGCCTCACCAAGAGCGACGGCGCCTTCGACGAGTGGCGCCTGAACGCGCAGGACGTGGCGGTCCTCGGCACCGGCGTCAAGCAGTTCGAGGCACTGCCGCCGATCTACCTGCTCGCCGAGTGCGGTGAGTACTACACCACCGGCGCCGGCGGCATCCGGGACTACAGCTATGCGCTGATCGACGTCACGCCGGCGCAGGCCCTGACGGCGCTGGTGCTCGGCACGCCCGGGATCCCGGGATTCATCAGCATTGGCGCTGTCGATCCCACGGTGCGGATCGACCTCGAGAGCAACGACGACGGGAAGACGCCGCTCTCGATCGCGTTTGAGATCCGCGATGCCGTCCGCGGCAAGGGCGTCCCCTGCGAGCTCGAGTTCGTGCGCGTGGGGACCACGAGCTATGAGCTGCGTCTCGTCACGCAGATTGGTGCCACCGCACCGGTCCCGGAGTTCGCGGTCGGCCGGAACGTCATCGACTATCTGCTGAAGTACAACTGCACACAGCAGACCACGCGCGTGCGCACCAAGGGGCCGGTGGATGCCACAGGGCTCTCGGCGCGCCTGTCGCGCGCGCGGTACGCCGTCACCGCCGTCAACGGCGGGACGAAGCGCATCACCGTGGCGGACGAGTCAGGTGGCGCGGGCCCCATCCAGTTCGCCGAGCAGTATGTGGGCTGGTTCGTGTTTCGCGAGCGGACGGGGCGGACGTTCCAGATCCTGCACACGTACCCAGCCACGCAGGAGATCGAGCTCGCGGACGTGTCCACTATGGCCGCCCACGCGGTGACCGCGCCCGAATGGATCAGCTTTCGCGAGAGTGAGCCGCTCGCCGGCACGCGGCGATGGGGACAGCCTGGCGGTCGGTGGGCCGAGGTAACGGCCGTGGGAGCGGGCAGCCTCACGCTCACGGACAACTGGGGCATGGGTGATCCCGTGGACGTGAATGGCCGCTGGGTGGATTGGCAGCTGCGCCGCGCGTCGTTCGTGCTCGCCACGTCGTTCACCATGAACGTCGTGGCGGGTCGCCTCGACTGCGCGAGTGTCGCCGGCGTGCAGCCTGGCGATGTGGTCGTCATCGGCGGCAGCGCGGCGGCGCCCTTCGGCTCCGGCGGACTGGGCACTGCGCCGGGCACGTCGCAGGCGGTCGTGGACACCATTGACGTCGTCAACAAGTACCTCTTCTGCACGATCCGCTA